CATCGATTGGAATACCGCCCTCATCTCTGTCACCAAACATAATTATATTGAACCCGGCGAAAGTTTGAACCTCACCTCTCTGGAGAGCCTGTAGCTGAATAAAATCAGAACTTACTGCTCTCTCATCACCAAGTAAGGATGCCATTGAGTTAGCATGAACTAACAAACATCTTTCGGTAGCAGGTACGTTTTTTGCGTTTAGTGCTTTTCCTGCGGCAATAATCTTTCCAACATTGAGGTCAGAAGCACTTGCTGATCCGCTAGTTACCACAGTATTTGCAACGGTTGACCCGGCTGATGCGTTTATTAGGGCATCAATCACCACTTGATCTTCTCGTCTGGCTATGGCTTTACCTAGCATTTCGGCTAGTTCTGCTCTCTCATCAAAGTTTATTTTCGCTTGGTTAAAGATATCACTGTACTCTGATGCAGAATAATCCACCATCGTTGCTGTTACGCTTGAGAACTGGGCCCCAACAGGAACAACTTGTGTTCCAGGATTACGAACAGAAGCTTGACCTTTAGCAAGTTTTGGAAACTTTACAGTTGAACCCTCAACATTTGTTCGGGTTCTGACAGTTCCAGCCAACTTAGCTTCAGATTGATAAGCTTGATGGACTTCGCTTTCAAAGATAGTGACGAATGCGTTTGAAATTGCGTTGTTCGACATCTATCGCTCCATAAAAAAATTAACATTAGTTTTTCTTGGTTATGGACTAAATCCGCCAATCAAAGTGATTGAACGGCTACAGATGTAGTTATCGCTCAATCCACCGATACCATATCTTGAAAATTTAGTAAAGTTAAAAGTAACGTCTAGATTATGCAATATTGTCGTAGAACTCTTTTTCCTTTTGTTTTCGCCACACAGGATCAGACTTCCAACGAGGGTCAGCGACATACTGAGCTAACTCTTCTTTTGTCTTTCTTTCCCCGGTGAAGGACGGAATGGGAAGCTCTTTCGGACTAGATAGGTTTCTTATCTTTCGCAGCAGTCGTGTTCCATCAGCCGTACCGCCCATCTGGTCTAGTACATCAAATTCGTTTTGAGTGATGACCCCTTTGTTTAGAAGACTGTTTGCCCAATCATAGTTTGATCGAACAAGCTCAACGGCATTATTTCCTAGCAGACGCTTCTGCTCTTCAATAAACTCCTGCTCACCGCGTTCCTCTTCTTCAACCGCACCAACAAACTGCATAGCAAGTGTCTGGAAGTGTTCTTGTGACATCCCATAGGTAGTGGCTATCTCCTTGTAGTTGTTAAGAAGCTCATCATCTTCTGGAACATTCTCTCCTAGAAAAGAAACATCATAACTCTCTGGGGCTTTGTGTTCGCCCTTTGAAAATCTTTTTTCTAAATCTGCATAGCTTTTTGCTAGTTTCTCGATGTTCGTTCCGTTCTCCGTATCCCAGAACTTCTCTGGTAGCCACTCCGGTTTGACGAACTCAACCTCGTCTGGATCAACACCCTCCGGCTCAACATCGGTCTGGAGGTGCGAGTTTTCTTCTTCTGTCGGGGCATTGAGATCCTCTCCTGCTAGTTTTTGCATACTGCTTTCAGCTTGGGGCTGTTGCTCTTCTTGCTGTTCCTCTTGCTGTTCTTCAGACATTTTTAGCTCTCCTTATACGATTGTTTATCTGTCTAACTAATGAATTTTGTCCTTCTCTATAATATCCTTGGCTTGCTTCTGTTCCCGGAAACCAACATGGCTGATCAATAGTTGTGCTTTCTAAATGCTTCAAAACCTTCAAACCATCTGGGGTATTGAACACGGTTGCATATAGCATATCCATTTGGGATGCTTGCGGATCTTCTTGGATTGCTCCCCAAAGGTCATCATCAAGCTGGTTGTTCTGGTTCTCCGCCACCTTGCATCATTCCTTGTTGGTTTTGCATCTGCATTGCTTGTTCCATCAGCATTTGCTGTATCTGTTGCTTTTCTTCTGGTGTCATTCTGACTTCGGCAGGTATAGCAAGCTGGTCGGCTATATAGTCAAGAAGGACTTCCTGCTTAACTGCCAACTGCCCGGCAGGTCCCATGCTCTGTGCTATCTGCATATATTGCATTATTTCACTGACTTTCTCCATATTCTGAGACATGGCTATTGGAGCTACTGGTTGAACTTTGACTTGCAACCCATTGACTTTTAATGGCAATTCAATCATACCAAGTTCATCCATGACTTCAAGAGTACGTCTGACAACGGGATACATTGTCTCCTGAATTAACCTGCCAAAAGCACTACCCAAATTCTCAGAAAGCAGTTTCATCTTTTGCATGATTTCAGTAGCGGATCGAGCAGAGGATGTATCTGGTGGCAACATATCATCCATAAGTATTTGTTTGATAGACATAACCAGGTCTTGTTGTGACATCTGGGAAAGTTGCGGATCACCACTCCGGGGCAATGGCTTAAGACTTTCTCCTTGGTTTCCTCCGTTTCGAGCCACCGGGATGATCGCTCCAGGTACAAGTCTGACTGCGTTTGGGTTCAGCACCCCATCATCCATTGCTGTATATACACCGGCTATAGAAAGAGATGCATTCTTCAGATGGTACTCTTTGAGCTTGTTCAAGGTCTTGATATCATGCAGAGCCGTGAGGACAGGACCTCTGCCATACTTTTCGCCACTTGCTTTCATGTATCGGGATACAACCCAAGGGAATGAGTTCAAGCGTCTATAGACAATTTCATCTTCACCTTCCTTGGTGATAACATGATAGTGAAAAATGCCTTCATCCTTGTCATAGCAGGTAATCTCATATAGCTCTATCTTCTCATCTGGTCTGCCATCATATTTTTGTTTGAGCTGATCTGGGATGTCAGCATCTGGGAACTCCTGATCAACAGCAACAAAAGGAATGCGATGCAGACGATATACCTTATCAACTGTACCAAATGGCCCTTCATCATAAGCAATAAGAAAAGAGGGAACGGCTGTATAGCGAATGGGTTGCAACTCGTCACCGGGTTGGATGATCATTACAGCCGTTCCGATAGCTAACTCAAGGAGAAACTCACCCATCGCCATATCGAAATTGGATTGCCGCATAACATCAAACATCGTATCGGCATACTGATCTAGTACCCTCTGTATCTCAACGTGTCTTTCTTTGGGGATTTCATCTCCCGGAACTAAGCGACACCAATGCCGTTGTGTAGGGAAGACCCCAGACTGAAGACGGTTGGCAAATCTCTGGGTAGCGTGGATAGCCGTGCTATCGTAGACCCGGTTCATCTTATCGTTTTTGGGTGAGGTAGTCTCGTAGTTGCCATCATAGAGGTTTCTGTTTGGCAGGACATAGCGATAGGCATCTTCATAGATTGACCGCCATTCATCCTTGTGGGCCATAGCTTTCTTGAAGCGACCCTTGAGTGTGGTTACATCAAGTCTCATCCGTAGCTTCGATTGACCTTAATCTTTCCCCCCGTCTGTTTCGCCATCTTTTTCGCTTCCGCTACTCCCTTCTTCGTGTACTTGAACTTCTTCTTCTTTGTTCCGTCCTTCGTCTTGTAACTCACCATAGGCATCGCTCATCTCCTTCTTTCTTGGGTTGCGTAAATACTTTTTCATTATCGTGGGTTTCTATCCGGCCCTAGCGTTCTTTGAACTTGAATAGGATTTCCTTGGGTTTGATCTTGCCTATCACCCAACAGCTGGCTCATCCCCCCGGTTTTCATCTTTCGCATTCGCTGATTTATCTTTCGACGCTCTTGAATTTCCTGTCGTTGCACTTTTTCTTCCTGTGCTTGTGTTCGTTCCTCTGTTTTCTGACGTTGCTTTTTTTCTTCTTCACTCGGGCCACCGCCACCGCCAAATAAAAATCCCATTAGAAATACCTCGCATATAAAAAAAAGTCTTCTTGGTTGGGGCCAAAGTTTTTCATCAGCCCTTCTTTTTTAAATACCATCATTTCAATCCATCTTACAGCCCGTAAGTTTGCCGAAAATACATAACATTGGTATCGTTTTGCTCTTAAAACCTTGGCGGTATACTCAAAAAAACGTATTGAGGTGCGGTGCATTTTTATTTTGTGGGTGTCAAGATCTGTTGCAGGTATGAGCCAACATTCGTAGCATCCTTTCCAGTAGGGAACTAACCCAAACATAGCAAATACTTGATCATCAACAACTGCGGAGAAGGACATTCCTTTGGGAAGTCGGCTTACCAACTGCTCTTTATTGGCTTGGACAAAGGTACTATCGGCAGATCTATAGCTTATCGTGTCAATATGATGCGGCTCAAAGTCTACAATCTTTGCGTGAACTCCATCAAGTTTGGCTACTTCTGTGATTTCATCAGGCAAAAACATCAAAATCGCCCCAAGCATTTGCCGTTTTATAGAAGTGAGGGGATTTGCCCCTGACCATGTTGCGATGCTCACCGCCCCCAAGAAGAAGATACCCCAGACTATCGGCAACGTGGGAGTTGTGGTCTTTGTTTGGAACATCCTTGAACCGTTCATGCCCCGATCCCATAGCAACCCGTTTGAAATGATAGCCCCCAGCCAGAGCTTTTCTAAGACGAACACACTCACGATGCACCATAAAGCCTGGTTTGCCGTCTATCAGTCGTGTCATTGGGATAGCCCCTGCTTCTCTTCGGGTCTTAAATTCGTTGGTAGCCGTTGGTCGAGCGACTAATCCATGTGTTTTGAGGTGATCAAAGGCTGTTTGCTCATAGATCATATCCCTTGCTGATCCTGCAGGGTCACCCCATATCATGCATTCAAACTTTGGAAACCATGTTTCTAGCTCTGATTTTAGTAGATGGGCAAAGCGTTCTAGCCCCATATCAAAGGTTACTATCTCGCGGAGAATATGCCATCGACCGTTTTGCATCTTCTGACCAAACACCGCAGAGGGTGTAAGTCCAAAGTCAAGACCCACTTGCACTGGAATACCTTCTTTGATCACAAGATCATCAGACATTGAGTGGTCATCATATTCGGGCCAGACGGGTCTTCCTTCTTGAACATAGGAATATTTCCCTTCAGCGTAGCATCGTATCCAATCCAAGGTCTTACCGGGGATCAACTGCTCATAGTATCCATCGGGCAGATTAGTGAGGTTTTCTGCTTTGGGATTGGTTTGCCACCATCGACCTGCTTGATACATAAAACCTTGTGCTTCTGGCATATCGGCAGGGACATCATCAGCATGAACTTCCTTTACTCCCCCCGGTTGTTTATAAAAACTCCACTTAAATTTTCCGCTAGGCTTTTCTTTTTCTGCCATATGGTAGATGTAATGGTCATCATCTGGGGGGTTGGTGTCCATAATGATACCACGCCACGTTGGCCCACCGTCTGATTTTGTTGGATAGCGACCAACACGATGCGATAAACCATCAATCACCGCCTTGGGCAACTCTTTTGCTTCGTTAACAAAAGCCCCGGTGAGTTCCAGAGACAACAGTTTCCGTACATCTTTTGGTTGATCAAGGGCAAGAAACATAACCTCCATATCAATACCTGCTGCTCCTTCTTTTGAGGGAAGACGAATATGATGCTTGATTGGTGGCGCATGATGAACATTACCCCAGACATCTTCCGGGAATAACTCAAGCCAGGTCTTGAGAGTAGTGGTCTTCAGCATAGGATAGGAGTTTCTGACAACAGCAAAGCGTGAATACTTGATGCCATCCCTCGGACTGGGTTTCTGCATAACGGCTCTTCGAAACAACTCCGCACAACACGCATAAGATTTCCCAGAACCTACAGGGCCCATAATGGACTTGATAAAACTATCATCATTGAGAAACTTCCATAGAACCGGGGAGCGAGAAAAGTCTAGGTTCATTCCTCCATCGGGCGTGATTTTCTTTTCTTCCATCGAAACTTCTCCTTTCTGATATATGCCTTTAGTTTCTTAACAAGCTCTGGACGGAGATACCGTATCTGATACATCCTCTCATCCGGCTTGATAGGTTTGAGAGCAAACCGTTTGGCAAACTCCTCATCCTCATTCATCCTTCGGACCTACCATCTTTACTTCAACAACGGCTGGCTTATCGCTCGTTTTGTCTTGGTCAAGCAACCCGGAAGCCCTTGCCAATGTCCTCAGAACACTCACCTTGTCAATCATCTCAATATCTATGGCATTCTTTCCATCCGCAGTTGGAACAATCCTTATCTTCTTGATTGCCGTAAGAACACTATCCGGGATAGATGCACTTGACTTAACCTTGATATTTCCCTCTTCATCCCAAGACAATACGTCTGATATCTTAGCAGTAGAAAGATTGATGAGTTCTTGAGCCAACTTATCCCGGTTGTCAAAGATAACATCCGACCCACCAACCTTTCTCTTTACTGACCGAACAGACCCTAGCTCCTTGAGATTAGGAAACTGTATCCTTGGTCTAGACTTTTTCTTCACAACTCAACTCCATAATACTGTTGATCAATGGCTCAACATCTACCATCCACTCCATAGCCTTCTTCTTTGTAGAGAATGATGCCTGTGTGTTGATGTATGCCCAACTATCCACCGTATCTTTTTCTGACCGCATATTGACAAGACCCTTCTTCATCCATCCAGCTTTCTGCTTAAAGGCATTCTTACAATTCTCACTGCAAAAAACCTTGTTACTTCGTGTCTGCTCAAAGTAATGGCTACAACCTTTACGACTACCATAATGCATGAAAAACCGACAGGCTCTGGTCTTGTTTAAGGTGCTGTTCACTGCTACAGATACCCACCACCGGTCATCCTTTTCCTCTAGGTCAAATTGGAATTTCGTCATCTAATATTTCCTCAGTAGCTCTGTTAAACGCATCAGCATTACTCTTTGGCTTTTGCTCGAATAACGATAACCATACTTCGCCATTCTCATTCTGTAAGGGGAGGGCATTCAGCTTGATACCACTTATCTTGCCGTCATCTCCTTCAAAGGCTACGCCAACATTTGTCCATCGTTTCTTGTCTTGACCGACAACTTTGCGACCAGACACAACATCATAATATTTCATTATTAACTCCATCGTTTTGTGAAAAATATTTTTGTGAGACACCCGCACATAGGCTGACACCCCACCCCCCATAGGTGTTACTTTTTTTTTGTTGACCCCATCGACACCTTTTTTTTACAGCGTCAAACATAAATATTATACATTCTAGAGGGTCATCTAGATTGTGTAACGCTTGTAAATCTTGAACGATTAACTGTCCGTTTGATAATGTCTTTAACACTTTCCTTCTCCTTTTTATTAAAGAACTTGTCATAGTATGCTAGTGAGAAAGGTGGACGCTTACCATTCTCTTTGAAATGATTTAGTGAAGTTAAGAATGTCTCAAGCAGTACGTTCTTGTCGTGTCCTTGCCCCAGATACTTCTCTACTATTGCTATCTGTCTTTCATCGTTTCTCCATCCAAGCATTGCTCCTAGCCTTTCTTCTCTCTCTTTGGAGTAAACTGTACATATCTGCCTAGCAATATTTCTAAAGTCTTTATTACTACTATTACTACTATAGTTATGGTCAACTTGGGAGTTTACTTTTTTGCCCTCATAGTCAACCTGCAGGTTTACTTTTCTATCTACATAGTCAACTTGGGGGTTGACTTTACTAACCTCTTCTAGCGTCTCTTTTACGTCCTGTTCAGCCACAAAGTCTGGCTTGTTATGGGCGATAATATCCTCATCAGTAGCTTTGGGATCGTACAATATTCGCCACGTTGCACCCTTTCTTCCCTTCTTTCTGAGAGGGTTTTCCTTGTAGATCTTCTTGATGTAGCCACACTTCTCAAGCAGTCTCATCTGTCGGCTAACTGCTTGCTTGGTAATACCAAGTCTATTGGCGATGGTAAGCTGGTTAGTAAACACAATCCCGGAGTGCTGATTGGCGTGGCAGCAAATTGTACCAAGTACTCTGATTGTACCGTTCTGCACTCTGGCATCGGCAAAAACCCGGCTAGGAAGTACAGAAAAAGGGGAGGGGGCATTGGAGTTATCCGTAGACAAAGTATGCTTCTTCGGAGGTTGCAGAAGCTCTTTCCTTGCTTGTTTGATATCCGCTAGTTTCTCGCTATCTCTCATAGGTAAAGTTCGTTCTGCATTGTTTCTTCCTGGCTATGGGATCTCTGACTTGATCAAGAGCTTGCGCTATCTGCATACAATCGTTCAAGTTGTTAAAGACCAATCGCTTGACCCTAATCTCCTCCAATAGCTCTATGTCTCTGATCAGTATCAAGATCAAACTATATGTTGCTATTTGCATACTTCTCATCCATAAGTTTCTTAATGTTGTCCTCTAAATCCATGTAGACAAGTGCATAGCTATCATCGTTATTGGCAAGCTGCTCATGTCTTTTGGAATAATGGAGGATTGATGCATGATCCTTGTTAAATATCGTGCCTATTTGATTAAGGGAGAACCGCCCAAGTCTTCTGGCAACGGCTGTAAACAAGGCCCGATACTTGAGATGCTCGGCTGTTGCTTTTTTATGGTGAGCAAAGTCATGCAGTGGCATTGGACTTACCTTATCAAAGAAATGCATAAACTGACCCAATGTTATACTTCCTTGATCAGCGTACCGGGATAACAGGCCTCTACCAGCCGTTTCTTTAAACGATAGATAGGTGTCTTGTAGCCTTTGACATCCTCTACTATCTGCCCCTCCTTGTCCCCGGTCATTGTTGGTGTTTGCCACTCTCCTTTCGAATTGGTGTATTGCTCTCTGTTTTCCTGTCTTACCGTGAAGTAGCGGAAGTCTGCCTTGTATTTGCATATCTTTGCCCCATTAATTGTGATTTGATACTCCGGCTGTAACTCCAGATGAGTTATCATCCCGGTCTTCTCTAGCAACTTCAGCTCTGTATAGCGTTTGGCTTCTTTTTTGCTATCGAATGTCTTGCCATCAACTGTTGTCTTGATGGCTCTGTACTTATGTTTAGTCCATGTCATTGAATATCTTCTCTGTTCTAACAATCCGTTCTCCAATCCATTTCATAACGGGAACTGCCATTGAATTACCAAGTGCCTTGTATCGAGGCCCATCCGGGCACTCATCAGCCGATTTGTTTCTGTAAGGTATCTTTGTATGCCCGTCCTCAAACCCTTGTAGTCTCTCGCATTCGGTTGGGGTGAGCCGTCTGACTTGCAGACTGTTTGCCATTGCAGGTGGATACTGTGCTTTGATGGTCGGTACTTTTTCTGTAGTCGCATCGGGTTCAGACATATTTGCGGAGAACGCAACAGAGTGTTTATCGGTTGTGTTCAGAGTAAAGCTGGTTTCTTTATCGTAGCCCCTGCCATTAATATGCATTGAGGTCGAGCCATCGCCTTGAATAGCTATAGTCTCACTGCCACCGCCCAGATCCCCCCCTTCAGCTCTGAGAGTACCAACGCCTTTGACATACTGACCAAAGCTGTTGCCCGTGTAGGTTTCTGATACCAAATTTGTTTGGTTGTTGACATGATGCCTATTCATTCTGGTCAGATTAGGCTTGTCGTTGTTTCCCCCTTCAGCATTGCCTATATACTGTGGAAAGAAGAAGCTCTCTGCTTCTGTTATCATCTGGTTGGTTACTTGTTTCTTCAGCTCTGCCGTAATGCAAGCACTTACCCTTGGAACTGTTGTGGGAATATACCAACTGCCCTCATTGGTTTCGTTCCCGGCTCGAGACATACCTGCCGCATTTGATGTCAGCGTTGGGCTTTTATGGGGTATGCCACTGTCTCTAACGCTTTCTTGAGTGTCTCGGGCAGTTCCTTCTCTCGCTTTTTTGCTCTTCGCAAGATCCCCTTGCAAGCTTTCTGGCTCAAATAATACTGACGCGGAACGCTTCCAGTCTCCAAGGTATCCGACAACAAACACTCTTCTGCGTCTTTGGGCAACTCCGAAATATTGAGCGTCAAGAACGCGGTAGGCGAACCCATACCCGAGTTCCCCCAACATTCCGAGAAAGGTCCCAAAATCTTGCCCTCCGTTACTTGACAAGACACCGGGGACATTCTCCCATACCATCCAACGTGGCTTATATTTTTTAAGAATTGCACCAAAGGTAAGCATGAGTTGTCCGTTAGGACTGTCAATTCCTTCTCTAAGTCCGGCAACGGAGAACGATTGGCATGGTGTTCCTCCGCAAATAAGGTCAACTGATCCATCTTTCCACTCCTTGTAGTTAGTCATATCACCGTAGTTTGGTACGCTCGGATAGTGATGTTTAAGAACTTCAGAAGGGAAGGGGTCTATCTCAGAGAAGAACTCAGCTTCCCAACCCAATCCTTTCCAAGCACTTGAACACGCTTCTATCCCACTGCATACCGTTGCATAACGCATCAGCTCATATCCTTGGCAAGCATACTGTCAATGACGCTGTTTAAATCGCTTGCTTTGAGCTTGTTATTATCTACTGATGGAGCAGATCGACCCATCTGTGCTTCAATCATGTAAAGCACTTGTTTATTTAGTGATCTTTTGCCCATAACTGCGAGGTTGCAGAGCTTATCATGTAGTTTTCTGTCCATTCGCAGGTGTAATTGGACATTTTCTCTCTCTTCTAAGTCATTGTTTTGCATATCTATTCCCATTTATTACACATTTTATTTATAAAACGTACCCTCTAGGTCTTGTAATGATAGTACCAATATGCTATCTATTGATGCAATACAGTAAATAATAGGTGTAAAAGGAGCAAAGCTATGAGAAAAATTAAAGTTAGAGATGACAGTATTATAGAAACAAGAGAGCCAAGGGTTATGCTTAGACAACAAGAGAAAGAGGTAGAGCGTCTTGAAAAGAAGCTTCTTCTAGCAAAGGATGAGGTAATCTCCTTAGAGCAAAAACTTTTTGATGCCAGAATGGCAAAGTCTGCAACGGTTTTGAATTTTACCAAAAGAAATCAAGCAATAAGATTGTTAAACAAACATGATTATTTATCAATTGTTCAAGACGCTTCAGAATATTGGGTTAGTTGTGACTACCCTTCAGTCAATGTAGAAGATGAACATAGTGAAGACTATATCTGTGCAAGTGAGCGTCATTTTTTCTATGAGAACAATAATAGTCATTGGTACGAGATACATGAGTGCCTTACCAAAATAATCGATACCGTAAAGAAACGTCAACTATTGGAGAAAAGCTAATGGGAACGCATAATATATACGACCCACAGATGAAGGCTCACAATCCCCACAAGGGAACGTATCATGCTTATATTCGTGTCAGTACAAAGACGCAATCTGTTGAAAGCCAGAAGACGGCTATTAGAAAATATCTGAATGGCGGTAAACATGAGATCAAATGGTATGTTGATGAGGGTTGGTCTGGTGATTTATCTCCAGAGAAGAGGGAAGGGCTTCGACAATGCATCTCAGACGCTATGAAAAACAAGAGGAAGGGCGGTAACGGTTGTCTAATACTTTGTGACTTTTCCCGTTTTAGCCGTAATGTAGGGCATTCCTACACGTTTCTGACAGATGTTGTCCAACGTAACCAAGTCAAGCTCATCGTTGTTGATACCCCAATGCTAGAGGAGATGGATCTCAAGCAACAGATTATGTTTCTCAAACATATGGCAGTAAAGTCGGAAGACTATCGAACTGATGTATCAGAGAAAACCAAGAGGGGTCTGGACGCTATTAAAGAAGAGATCAATGCAGAAGGGTTCTATACCACTAAGGCGAATAAGGTTATCAAGAAGCTTGGGGTACATGGAGAGATGGACAAGGCACGAGACAAAGCAAAGGAAAAGATAAGCGACAATGCCAACAATTGGGCGATGCATTTTTATGACGATATAAAATATAGGGTCAATGCTGGACACAGTTATAAGGCGATAGCAGAAGAGTTCAACTCAAAGCCACAGTATGAGCGACCCAGAGGGGGCGATTGGTATGCATCGACAATTTCAAACATAATTAAGAGGGTGGAGGGAAAATAATGCGACAAAGTAATAATTTTAATGAGGTGGCCGATAATTTTTATCTCCCTAAAATTGTTGAGGGCAGTCTGTTAACGGAGATTGAGATACACAAACAGTACTTTCAGAGACAAGTCCATGTTGTTGATGATGTTGACAGAACATGGGTTGCGTTTCTTAATCGTGGTATATTCCACCGACCCTTCTCAAGAGAAACATTGCTAGCAAGGGTGCAGGGAAGATGGCAAACCTTTCAGGAAATATCTTCCAACATTGAAGCCAGTGAGAAAACAGTGCGAAATATTTTTGCTGAATGCCGGGATCTTGGAATGATAGACAACCGCACAGAGGGCAATCGTATTGTGATACAAAGCTCTGATAGAGGTCTAAAGATGTATTATCGCTATGTTAAGGGGCTGTATGATGTCCATAATCGTATGCGAAAAGAGTTTCATAAAGACATTTTGGAGTACCAACGGCTCAAAAAATGGGGCAAATACCTAGAAGACCCTTCCAAGTATGAAGCTGATAAAAAGGGAATGACTTCCAGTTGAAAAGGTGAACTAACAAAGATAAATTGAGGTGAAGACATGGTGAGAAAACCAAAAGAAAGGGTCATAGTGCAAGAGAGAAGCAAGATCAGTCTACAGCATAGAGCCGATCCGTTGAACGCAGTTCAAGAACAACGGGTAAGACGGCAAGAGCAAGTGTTCTATCAGAACATCAAAGCTCGCTATGGTACATGGGCTTGTCGTGTTACTGTTCCTCTGACGAGTATTGAGGATATAAAACGTGCGTCAAGAGAGATGAGAGCGTTGGCAAATGAGTTGCAGCAGATAGCAAAGATGTCTGATGTATTTATTGATCAACGTATCATGCTTGCCCAGAGTGCGTGTAAGTGGACAAACCATACTCTTAAAGTTGAAGCAGGTGCCGACCCCAAAACGGGTGCTTACCGTGGTGTTAAATAACTTAGAGGGTATCCTCTAGGGAATATTAAAATCAGAACCACGACCTATTAGGTTCTATAACATCGAGGAGAAGAGGACATGATTTCTAATAATCATACAAATAAGGTACGTCCAAGACGAAGGACATCTTTATACCAAAAATTAGCGCATAATATATATATTGTTAAGGATTTACAGTGTATTACCCTACCGAACCTACTGAAACAATCTAACCTGGTTAGGCTAGTTAGTCTGATCTTCCTAGACTTTCTAGCTTTACTGATGATATCGGTGTCTCTGTACTATCTGGCTGTAGGCTCCTGTCTACTTAGTGACCATTGTTATACTTCATTCTATGGGGAATAGCAATGACTTCAAAATTTTCTAATTATCTGGAATGGTTTGAAGACCATCCCGGAAAGATGACAGATACCTATACTCATCTAGGTTCTTCTCATGCTGATATAGTTGCTTATGGTAAACATGAGTTTGGTCAGACAGTTGAACAGTTGCGGCAGTTTACTTGTGGTAAAACAACAACCATAGGCTCTGAGATGTTCAACAAGGATGCATTGATAAGAGGTAAGCTCTTTGAACCGCCAAACGTGTACATGACATTGAACTACCTTTACAAGTTTACTGATGCGGAAAACATCAAGTCTACTTACCCCGTGACAGAGCCAGATGTTTTTGATGCACTCAACATGGCATCATCTGTAGATCATAAACTCTACTTTCATAAACCCGTCCACTTACCTGTGCCGGGAACTAAGGATGAGTTTGTAACTATGCAAGGTGAAATAGTGAATGAGTTGAAGTCTAGTATGACGGGGAGTGGCGAATGCATGAGGAACTATGTTTCACAAGTACAGCACCAGCTTGTCTGTACAAATGGAGAGTTTGCTTTGATATCCGTACTGAGTAAGACGGGTCAACTTACTGTTTACCCCATCGAGCGAGACAATGAATGGATTGCAGATTATCTGGCTCAAGTGTCTGACTATTGGAGAAGGGTTGAGGAAGATGATCCATACCCAGAAGCGATTGATAACGATTACGTTGCTGATCTAAACTCACTTGATACAAGCGATCAACTTCTAACTCTAATGGAAAAAAGACAAGAGTTTGATGCCCTTAAGAAACAGTTTGATGTCGATAAGAAAGCTATTGATGAAGGTATCAAAGATGTTCTTAAAAAGTTTGGTGTTAATAAAGGTTTCATTGGTCCGTTCAAAGTATCTGTAACAACGGTTGAGATTAAGCCAAAACCAGAAAGGGTAGTTCCTGCAACCCCCGGAAGCACCTATGAAAAATTAACAGTTAATATAAATAAGGAAGATTTACAATGACACAACTACAAACAGATCATATCAAGGCACTATCCAAGGTGCAGAAAGAACTTAAACACGCAAAGAAAAGTGAGACAGGTGCATTTTCAAAGTACGCTGATCTTGCAAGTGTTTATGATGCTATCAAGAAACCATTAGTTGATAATGGCTTTGCTTACTTTCATGGCATGGTTTCTGGTGAGGATGGTCAGCAATATGTTGAGACACTTCTGATGCATGAAAGTGGGGGTGTATTTAAAACACAAATACCTGCTATCAATCGCAAGGGAGATATGATGGGTCTTGGGAGTGCTATTACTTATGCCAAAAGGTATGGCATATCAATGGTGATAGGTCTTGCTTCAGAGGAAGATGATGACGGAGAGCAGTCATCAAAGAAGGATGTTAATAGATCTTCAAAAGCTAATCCAATCAGTAACATACTCATATATAATTCTTCAGGGCAATGGAAAAAATCACCTGATGTTCCTTCAGCCGTTACAACACTTGATATCATGCTTTCCTCACAAATGAAGAAGTATAAGGGGGCAGATCTTAAAGAGTGCGGACTTAAGATGAGAGAGAATAACAAGGCTCTTCTTGAACGCATCAAAAACTTTAATGACTTTATTGATAATGGTCACAATGAAAGGTTTGCTCAGTTAGATAAGAAGCTCAAGGAAATGGAGAATACAAAAGATGACTAATGATTTTCCCCCAACAAAACGGCAAAAAGAATTTTTAGAAATGATTATAAATTTTTATGAGAAGAATTATTATATGCCAACCTACGATGAGATTAGAGAAGCGATGGGGATAAAGTCTTTCTCCGCAGTTACTGATAATCTTAAAGCTCTGGAGAGAAAAGGATTTCTTGTTAGAGATTTTCGAAAGCCTAGAGCAATTAAAGTGTTGCGAAACTTAGACGGCACTAATAGAATTAGTAATTAGTTTTTGAGTTATTCCTCCTTTAAACTGCCCCGTTCATCGGGGCATTTTTTTGCCCTTTGCTAATGCTTCATCATTTCTTCTAGTCCATCCTCGACCAAATGTCTTGAATGTTTTAAGGCTTTCATAGAACTTCTGTCTGTGCATATGCATCTGCTCTAGCACATAATCACTATCCATCTTCTTGAGTATGGCTATTGTCTTGGGGCCAATCACTCCATCTGGATTTGCACCTATAGACTTTTGTAGACACTTCGCCCCTTGTCTCCCAGCATTGACTGCAAAATCTAGGAGGAAGTAAGCAACACCGGGAGAACTCGCATCCTCGACCATATCGCATCTGTTTCGATCCCAATAGTTCTTCTTATATATAGCAATGGCTGTTTCTTCTGTGAGGTCACGCATCTCTTGTTCTGTCACTTCTCGACCTATCCACTTCTCATATACTCTTTTAGTTACACCTCTGTTTGTGATCCCTCCCGGATCGTCTGGATGATTTACAAATCCACCTTCGTGATGAAGGACTTCTTTGATTGCTATCTCAAATGTCTCAGCCAACTTTAACCTCCATCATCTTTTTCATGCTAGGTTTTTTCTTTTTACCCATCCGCAGCTTCTTGAAGTCAGCACCTGTTATCTTGTCTCTAGGTTGAGCTACTTGGGCAAGCTTCTTTTGTTTAGGTGAATAATCTTTGAATGGCATAATCTATCCTTTCTTCTTAACTATCTTTGACATTGATGATTTCTTTTTGCTGATAAGATCCTTATCTGCCTTCCGGGCCCCACCGCGACCAGTCACAAACGAGCGAACACGACCCATCGCCCAAGCGTGTGAGGATACACCGCGTGATCCTGATGAATAGTAGGCCCCCAACCCTCTCTTATACACTTTGTCTAACGTGCTTTTAGAGAACCGACTTGCGCCGGGAATACTGTCATATTTAGCCACCGTCCTTGCTCCTTTGTTTTGATATGAGATCCATCATGCGAGGGGTAAGTTTTCCTTGCTTGTACAGCCTACGGGTTCTGAGTATCTCTTTCTCTCTTGCAGACTTGTTCTTGGCAGAAGCAACATATTTCAATGGCACTCCCTTTTTTGTTTTAGCTACAGGTGAAAACTTTCTCATGATTTCTTATGCCTTTCTGAAAAGTTCCTCATACTTTCCTTTGATCTAAATCCCCATCTGGACATCGCTAGTTTCAACCGGGTTGGTCTTCCCTTGTCATCGACTAACGGGCCTTTCACTCCCTTAAATCTGTGGGCAAAATTAATTCTTCGTTGATTAGTTCCACTTGATATTGGGGCTTTTAGGTTAGACCCTTGTGTTCTTTTGAAGTAGTCTCGACCCTTTTGTGTTAGCCCCCCTTTGGGGTTCTTATGTTCTTTTCTCATTTGGTATCAACCTTCTTTGTCTTATCAAAGCTTCTCATCCCGGCAATGCCCAACATCCCAAGTAGGAGCGGCATCATTACTGTCATGTCTGCTTGTGGTATTGTTACTCCAAACCCTGCACATACCGGGGAGACTAAATAATTTATGGTGAGGGATAGTCCACATATCCAGCCTATGAATGGACGCCAGGAACTCTGAAACCAATTACCTTTAGCTTCTTCCTTGTTGATAGCTAGTTGACCTAGTAAAGCTTCTTGATGATGTTTATCTGCCATCGTTGCCAAGTCATGAGCTAGTTTAGCTTTCTGATCTTTGTCCTCAACAAACTTATCTAGTATGCCCAGCACTGGGCCTGTCAGTGTATTGATTAAACTCATTTGCCTTGGGCCTCCTTACCCATCCAGATTGCAAAAGATCCTGTAAGACATCCTATGATGATTGAACAGAAACCAGACTGCTCTATAGTGGGATCAGGCAGAGACATATACCATTCGGCAACCCGGTAACTCATAACGGTTATTACAACCATCATTGCTCTGGGGAGTATCTTCCATTTATCTAATGTCTCCGGTGTCATTCCATTGCTTTCCTTATACTGTCGAGGACTTCTTTGATGGTCGGCCTCTTTTCTTCCGAGGGATCGTAGTCGCAGATGATTTCTTTTTGGCAGTCGTTTGGGTTGTCAACGAGGATTGTTTCTGTCGTACCGTTTGCCCCTCGGTAGACGCAAAAATATTCTTGTAAGTTTCTGCCGGGGCTTTTGTTTTTGACCCTCCGAGCAAGCCGGCAAATAGTTTTCCCACCATTGTCCAGACGTTTCGTATCATTTCTCCAGTCATAAGTTTTCCTTTCATAATGATCAGCCGAGTTCACCCCTGTCGAGGAGGACAAGGCCGTAAGTGAAAAAATAAAGAATGGCACAGCCACCCAAGACAACCGCAGAGATGGCAGAGTACATGATGACCTTTTCTTTAAATTGTTGTTTGGCATAGACTTGCTCCTGGCGTAATTTTCTCAAGCGTCCTTCTTCTGCAAGGAGGTCATCCCAATAACGAGTACCCATTTTGAACATGATATAATTTTTGAGTGTCGCTCTCTGATCCTCCAGAGCCTTTTTTGCCTGAATGCTTTCGAATGCCATTTGCTCTATCTGATTACCAGAGAGTAGCTTTCTAAAGAGGGAAGGGTTCTCAGATTGTTTCTTAATATTATCCACATCTGATACCGCACTCATCCAACGGTTGAGATCTTTGCTAATAGTTTCTATTTCTCTCCCAGCGTCCATTGCTCGTTTGATTGCGTTGAATGCCGAGGTTGCTGTTGTGACCGCAACTGTTATGGTAGCTGGATCAAACATCTAGGTTTTATAACACTATGGTATTAAAGATAACACCAAAAGAACTGATTACATAGAATGCGGTGATCGATATAACAACCTTCTCTAGCCGAGATACTCTCCGTTCCATATCCTGGCGAAAGTGATACATATCATTTTTCAGAACACTCAGCTCCATTAATATTGCGTTTATGTCTTTCTGTGTCATTACTCAGCGTCCTGTATGGTCAGTGTGCCTTCCTTTACTTGTCTTAGTATTTCTGCGTAGTCTTTGTTGCTTTCATTCATAGGAACAGACATTCTGTTTCCGTTTGACAATACAACTCTAACACTTACATTCTTATTCTCGTGCTGTTGATATCTAGCTTCTGTTATATCCATTTTATTTCCTTATAATTCTGCTTCAATAGTTAAAAAGTTACTAGCATTACTATTATTTTGTACTGTTCCACTTTGAGGAGTATTTGCAAAAGATGATGTTGTTATGTTTGTTGCTACTGTTGTTGTAGTGGAGTAATTTGCTCCTATTGCATAATCCCTAGTTGAACCACCATCGTGCATAACAAGAGTTCCATTCTCTGTTACTGTAGGTTGCGTTCTCATAGGTGTTGGGTGGTTAAAACCAGAGTTTCCAAAAGATGCTGTTTGAACATGAGCCAAATGGCAAATCCTAAAACTACTTGTAGGTGTATCTGGTAATGAATAATAGTAGCGTTGACATTTTTGTAATGTTTCTCCAAAAGGCTCTACCTCAAAACTCGTTGGGTTCTGCCCTACCTCTAACTGAACTCCTGTGATGAAGAAGGTTCTGGCTGTGCTGTCAAAGAATGAAGATATACCTACGGCTCTGTTAGTCTGATTTAACGCACCCCATGTTGTTTGAAGTGAGCCACTTGTTCTATCTGAACCTGAATGTAACCATATATTTAAATCAAAACTATGAGCATTATCGTCATCTAATGCTCCAGTGGTATCAGGAGGAAATGATAATTCTACTCTTGTCCAATCTGTTGTAACAGTAAAACTTTTGTTAACGTGTCTATTGCTATTGTCATAGTCCATAAGCTCACAAACATAAGTAGCAGAAGCATTACCTTTTACATAGAAAGATACAGCAAATGGTTTAGCATCTGATGTTCCTTTAGCAAAGGCTTGTAAATTTTGTCCTTCTATTTTTTGTTTAAAAACAAGAAGTTCATTTGATGCTATAGATGTATCAGCAGTGGTACACGCAAGTTTAGTGCTATTTGCAAATCCTGAAGGAGCAGAGCTATCCTGAGTCATTGTAAGTCTACCTGATGTATTTCCTACAGATATCTGAAACCTATCGACTGTAGGATATTTACCATCATCTGAATCTGCACCCAATCCTGTAGCTGACACATTTCTCTGACAGACGTTCATTGCACCATTTATTATTACATTTTTATTAGCCCCACCCCCACCAGCATTAATATTTCCAATAAGGTTTGCTAATTCTGCACACTTCGTCATGGCTTACCCTCCTATCCGCAGTATAGAACACAAGATACTAACTTCTCATCTGTGCTACTATTCCCTATTGTTACTTTACCTATTGTCTTGCTCCTTACAATATCATCTGATTGCACTTTCGCTGTGCCATCTCCGTTGCTCTCTAGTAAGTCACCCTTTGCACACGCACCTGTTACACGCACAGAGCCTATACCTACTGATGCAACATACACTTTATCATCTGCATCAAAACGTGAGACTACACCATACACAGCCTTATCTCCTGCTGTGTCAGATACTTTTACTTTTGCGTGGTCTGCTCTAGTCTGTCCTTTTTTGTCTCCACTAGCATATGTGTCTAGCTCATCTATGGTTGAAATAACTGTTCCTATTTCTGTGTTAGTTGCAATACCAGAGCTTTCGTGTTGACCAGAGAAACCATTGTAAGAAACTGTTGAACCAGAAACAGATATTGTACCTTCCGTATTACCTGCTTGTCTGAGTTCAACTAAGTCACCATCAGATGCTAGTCTGTGTATAGCTAAAGGAGCATCTCCACTTACTGTAAAAAATCCTTTTCCACTTGCTCCATTTAGATATACACCTGCATTACTTGCATCGTAAGTAGTAGCACCAATTAATACTCTACCACTGCTATCAATCCTCATGCGTTCTGTATGAGCCGTATCAAATGTAAGATTTCCACTTGTGTCAGTAACAATATTAGAACGTGTGCTGTTGCTACCATTATACATTAGGGTAATACCAGCTTCCCCATCTGTTCTATTGACACGAATAAATGCACCAGAACCATCAAGATGAAGTTTGTCACTGGCAGAAGTTGTGCCAATCGCTAAATTACCACTAGCATCCACTCTCATTCGTTCTGTATTAGCTGTCTTAAATGTCATTACATCATCAGTGCTTGCTTCAATGGACGTATCCCCATCAGCATCAAGAATAAGCTCTGTGCCATTCACATCAATATTAGTCAACGCACCAGTCATAGCGTCACCAGACTTCTTAACATGGTCAGCAATAGCAAAGACATCATAGACAAGTATCTCGATAACATCATTTACAGACGCACCAGTTGTTAAGACTACTGACGTTCCAGTTGTGGCTTGATAATCTACAGACGTTTTGAGCAAGACCCCATTCTGAAAACAATCGACCCCATTATTATCGGCATATGCGAGAGTATTGCTTTGGGTATCAGACCCAGAAAACGTAGTCTGTCCAGCCGTAGCTGTATAGAGAAATCGTGACCGTGTACCTTGTGATAATGTGCGTCCTATATATGGCATTTGTTTATCCTATCTTACTTGCGTCATCTCTTGCTTTACGGTTCTTGTAGTCACTTCGTGCAAGAACTAATTTAACAAAGTCAGCTTGGTTGCTTGGGATTGGGTCAGTAAAAGAACTGTCGTTCATCAACTTTGTTGTCCACTCTCGTTGCATCCTCTTCCAACAGTTGTTTATTTTACCATCTACTGCGTCTTGTATCCATTTATCTAACCCTGCATTGTCTGTATCGTTGTACAAGTCGTTAGATAGTATTTGTTGTTGTAAGTCTGTTAGTATAATTGTTTTTGTATGATTTGCCACTATTACCTCCTTTAAGATATGTTATTTCGCATTGGCATATTAGCAGACTAGATAACCATAAAACTGAGCATGAGCATCGAAACCAGTAACATCTGAAGTAGCATTACCCCCAGATTGATAATAGAAAACTTTTGCCGTGTCATTTATATCCATGTCAGCTAAGATTGAAAAGTTAAAACCATGATAGTCAGAACTAGCCGTCACTGGTTGGTCTTGAAGTTGGATATATTCAAAATTAGATGTATCAATACCAAAATAGTGAAAAGCACACGATGAGTTTGGACTTTCATGTCTTATGTTAAAACCAAGATGATATCTCCCTGTAACTGGTGCAGTAAACACCCCAGATGAAATATCATCATTTTGGTCAAATGTTTCTGTCGCAAATGTAATATCAACATTACTTCCATAGGTCATATTTGTATTAGCAGAGCTTCCTTTTTTAACCAAAAACGCAGGTTGTAATGGCTTAGTGATGTGACCATTAGCGTCAATATTCATAGCCGTAGCAAAACCACTACCACTAATAAAGTTAACGCTTGTGTTACCACCATACAAAGCCGTTCCACCAGACTGTACTTTAACAAAAGCTTGTGTGTCATCGTTTGCTACTTTTATTCCGTAGTCTGCATCTGCTGTTGTGCTGACTTCTAGTGCTTCAGCAGGGGAATTAGTTCCTATGCCAACTCTATCATCACCTGCATTTACCATCAGCATATTTGCATTGCCATTGCTTTCTACACGAAAGTCTACATCTCCTGATGCTTCATTAAAGGCAACTTCTCCTGTTGCTATTTTTATTTGGTCACTACCTCCTACACGGATATCTATTTGGTCATCTGTATCCGCAGTAATACTACTATCACCATCACTATCAAGCTTGAGTTCTTTGCCCTCTAATGCTTGAACAAGAGGTGCTACTTCGTTTCCTAAGTATGGCATTATGTTATCTCCATTATGCTGAGAGCTACATCGGTTGCGCCAGTAGCCGTTACCTTTATCTCGTCAGTTGTTTCCAATACGACCTTGTTGCCTGATAATAATTCAAGTGATGACCCAGCTGGTATCGGTGCGTTTGTAACTAACTCGACAGCTTGGTTTGCCTCATTGTTTGCACCAGCCCTAGCAGACGTATCTGAGTTCAATGTAACTGTCGCTGTTATCTGACCGGTAGTCGTGTTCCCTAACATACACCCCAGGACTACTGTGGTCGTTGAGCCGGCTACAGTATAAATAACATCTTCCGATGTTACCCCAGCTTTTGTGACTGTTTTAAAAGTATTTGCCATATAGTTTCTCCTTTATCACCCAAGGGCAATCGATAATGCCACGCTGTTTGCTTCAGCCGTTGCTTCTGTTGTTGCACCAATATCACTTAATAATTCTGACGCACTTCTACCCTCAATGCTTGTGCCATTTACTCGTAAGAAATCATCGTCAGCTACACCAGTTGTAAAGGTAGCGACATTGCCATTAGCTATACCAGAAGTTGGTACTGTTGGGATTTGTGATGTCAAAGCAATCGTTCCAGTGGTTGCCGGCATCGTAAGGGTTATGTTTCCGCTAAAAGCTGAATGAGCAGGAGCTTGGAGTTGTGCATAGTGAGCATTTGAGCTTTCGCAGTAGAACCGAATATAAGATTGTGTGCCACCATTCTTCAGATCTATCGCCCCGGTAGATATATCGACATTGCCATCAAGTCTAACTACACCTGCACCATTTGGCGTAATGGATATATTTCTGTCACTTGATGAGACAATACTGTGTGTAACGACATCAAGATTACCTCCAAGCTCTGGCGTGGTATCTGATGATAAATTACCAAATGAGCTTGCCGCAATCCATCCAGTAGACCTGTATACCTTTAATTGATTAGCTGTAGTATCATAATATAAATCACCCTCATCAAGCGATGAAGTTGGCTCTGAAGATGCAACTCTGTAGCGTTCAGCAAAGCTGTTTACACCAGAAACATTTGATGCGACTGTGTTTACATTAGCTATGGCACTAGCAACCGTTCCAATATTTGAGTTAGCACTAGCAACCGTTGATATGTTTGAGTTCGCACTTGCCACAGTGTTGACGTTTGATATAGCACTAGCAACGGTATTTATGTTGCTTACGGCTCCTGCAACTGTATTTATGTTTGATGCGTTAGAGTTTACCGTTCCTATTGCACTTGAAAGACCTGCTACTGTCGTTACATTTGATGATATACCTGCTACTGTTGTGACGTTGCTTGATATACTAGCCACAGTTTGTATGGCATCTGTAGCATCCGTACCATCTTCAATATCAGCAAGTGTTGCTATATCACCAGATATTCCAGCAAGGGTGTTGCCATCTGCAACTGTAAAACTAGCTTCTGGGTTTCCTGTGGAAGAGTTAAACCCTAACAGCTTCCCAAGTCGGGAGCTTTTAGCAGGCAGTATAAAGTTAGCTCCCGAAATGGTATCATGCTCAGGCACCAATAAAGCTCTATCAAGTCTCTGATCATGTTGTTGATGGTGCATGAACTGATTATTGAACTCTGTCTCCAGAGCATCCGCTGTAAGAGTACCACCTGTTGTAAATTGTGATGTCCTTGAGATAGCAATATTAGACATGATTGTTATAGTCTGACTGCTTGTTGGATGGTTCCCGGTTGTAAAGCTAATTGTACCAGATCCGTCACTGCTCAATGAAACTGTGTAATGTGTAGTTAGTGTTTTGACTGTGGTATCAACATAGACTTTTATTTCAGATGTTGCGTTTACTTGGAATGAAAAACTGAAAGGTCCTGCTGACCCGTTCCCGGTGTATTGAACCCGTCTATCTTGTGCATTTATGTTAGTCATTCTAGTAGCCCCTTCTAGCTTTTATACTATAATTATTCAAATATTGAAACCTTTTCTGGGTTGTCAGCTTCAAAGATCTCTTTCAAACGCCCAGATGAAAACAGCTTATCTCTGGCTGATTTTCGTGCATCTGAAAGAACATCATTGAGCAATTTGAATTTTTCTTCTTCATCAGCCTTAAAATATTCTTGACCTTCAATCGTGTTTGGATCGAGATACCTATTCATCTTTACTACCATTGTGGTATCACTATCATAACCACTATCTGTTGGCAGATTGCCGTCATCATCCAAGTTGTTCACCATATAAACAAAATCTCTATACTCGCCATCAAAGAGCTTATACCCTCGTTGTGTAGTGCTATGGAGTGAGAAAGTACCCATACCCGTTTCAGACAATCTAATAAGTTCTTCATCTAAAGGTTTGTAGCTCCCAGACTGAATGCGTATAGGGTTGAAGAACATTGCAAACTTTCCTGTCTCTTGTATCTGGTCAGGATCCATCTGCATTATAGGCTCATTCCAAAAATTGACATCATCTGGCATATCTTTACTGAAGAGGGGGTGTCTGGCCCTTGCCTTGTTAAGTGTCTCATAGAAAGCTAAGATTGCAGGGCTTACTTCTTCTAGTCGCATCGCATTGACTTGATCCTTGCGTACTCTGGTGCTTGATTTGTAAGGGTCACCTATTCTTTCCATCGTGGCTGTAAAAGATGTTGCACCGGGAGAACCTACATTGAGTCCTGTAAGCTTTCTGACTGTTGCAGCAGGTACTCCTTCAATGAGTTGTGATGTTGCAGTAAGACCAACATCGGTAATTCTTGTAGCAACAAACTTCTGAAATCTTTCAAAAAACTTCTCTGGCTTTTCAAACTTGTTGAATAGCATCTCATTAAGCTCCGCTACACCTTGCAGAAAAGGTAGACTTTGTGAGTATTCAGAGAAAGCAAGAAGTAAGGCTTGCCCCATATTTTCAACCATACCTCCTTGAGGATTATACTCCGCAGTCTTGATATAGTCGGCAGTTGCAGTCAGTAAGAAAGACAAAGGATCAAATCGAGAGAAGCTATAGAAGTCATATGTTCCATCTTCTTTCTTAAATCCTATGCTAGTGCTAGGAACATTAGCCCCCTTGTTAATGATTGCTTTTGCCTTTGGATCACTTGGGCCAGTCCCGGTTATAATAATATCATCGCCATACTCACCAGAGACAAGGGCCGATACTACTGCCATTGTTCCCCATCCAAGCGTTATCTTTGCCAGAGCTTCATCAAACTCTCGACCAGACTTTCTAAGACCTGCAAGTATTGGTGAGAGGGGTACTACTCTATCAAGTGTTTCAATCATTATGTTTGTTGGCGTTCTATAGAAAGGAACAGCAAGTATTTTAGCCAAGTGGTTGTTGAAGACAGGATTAAATGTTTGTAGACCCGGTTGATTGATAGGTGCTTGGAATGTCTCTTGAAGAGCTATCTTCTTTGCCTTTTCTACAACATCGGCAGGTGGCTCTATTAGAAACTGCTTGTATACCTTTTGTGCTTCTTTCTTTGCTTTCAAGCGACTGTCCCCGGCTTGTCTCCTCATTTGATATTCAATAGCGTGGGCCCTGTAAGCTTCTTGGTATATCACTTGTTTTCTTTTAACGACCTTAAAATATTCATCTTCAACAGCAAGAAAACGACCCGGCATCCTTGTAGCAATACCAAACGCATTGATTGCCGCATCCATCTTTTCACCCCTTTGAGCCATCTCTATAACATTGATAATGTTATTTGTTTTACCTATACCAATTCTTTTAAGGTCAATCTTATCAATAAGGTCACCACTATCCCCCGTTATGAAGGTTCGACCCATAAGTTTAAATGCATCACCTTGAGCCATAGCAAAACCATGCATCCTTGCTTTAGCATCCATAACCATTGCCATATCTTGAGGATCAACATCCATACCCATCCCTTTCGCTATAGCTTGCCTAGTGTTTCCTATGACACCTGCAATTCCCGTTTCCATAAAACGCATCATTGAGAAAGCGGCATTACCTGCCACATTTACAGTATGTGTGACGGGAGAGGAGAGAAGGGCATTGATATACGCTTCCATCATAACATCCATTCCTCTGCTTACACCTGTTGGCAGATTGAAGATGTACTCATTTTTCTTTCTGAAATCTAAGGTTGATAGCTGTATCAGATGATAGTTGATTTCATTTCGAGCATTCTGATCAAGCATACTCGATACAGTCTTATTCGTCATACTTTCAAAGGCTCTGTTCAATCCACCAAAGTTTGTATCCAAGATAGTGTCTAGGTTTGCGGCAATGTTCAATCCTCTAGCGTACTCACTTATTTGACCACTCAATGAAGCTTGCATGGTTTTTGCCATCATTGTCAGACGCTCTAACTTTGCAACATTCTCTAGGCGTTGTTTGTCACCGATAAACTGAGGGATGTTGAGAGTTTCTCTTGCCCCATGATGTATTTCCATAATGAGCTTTTTAAGGACTAAAAACCCTGCAAGAGTTTCTTCAGGTCTGAGCATATCACCTGGCTTTCTCAACAGAAGTTTTTGAGATATGGTATCAAACCCAAGCTCTTTTGCTTGCATTGCTTGTTCTTCAAGGGTCATAGTTTTTCTACGTTGGAACTCAAATAGTTCTTTGTTTTTGCTTTTGAGGTTTTTTATGAGGTCACCAGGAGTTCCCATATTGTCTGTAACCATTTCATCAAGAGCATCAAACTTCTTATCAAAGATGTCACCAATACGACCAAAGTTTACATTTTTCCCTGTGAAGCCGTCTTCTTTAAACACTTTCATATACTCTGATATATCTGCTACATCATCTGCCGGGACAACTATCTGACCGCCAATTTTTTCTGGCTTGGCTGGGAGATCTCGACCATAGACTTTGTACTCAGCATCTGAGCCAAACTCTCTGAGCATCTTAAGAAAAGGTTTTTCAACCATCTGGACCTTCTTTCATTTGCTTTTCTAATGCAGAACTTGTTGCATCTACTAAATCTTCTGCGGCTTTTTTGATAGGTTCTTTCAATGTCTTAACTGCTTTGCCAACGTAGGGAGCGGCTTCTGCAAAACCCATCCCAGCTTGAAGACCACCTTCTAACTTAGACCCACCTCTAAAGGTTCTTATCCCCTCAACAATGTCAACCGGGGACATAACAGCCATAAAGTCAAGAAGACCAAACTCTGTATTCATATCTCCTACAAAGAGATCAGCAACGAAACTGCTCTTCTCTGGATCAAGTCCTACGTTGGTCAAGCCTTGGAACACTCTGTTTCTGATGTTCTGTCTGCTTATTCGAGGTGGAGCTTCAATACCTTCAGCCTTGCCCAGAAGATCTTTCAACTCAGCTTCATCGCCCTCACCAACCATCTTGATTGCCTGATCTATATCAGAGTAGTCTGGGCCAACCTCACGATCTTCAACTTGAAGCTTTCCTTTTACAATACTTAGCTGATGGTTGTCATTCATTCTAAGGTTATTAGAGCGAATAATCTCAGAGACTAAATCAAATTCTTCAGCCATCAGTCATCTCCCAATCTGCCTAGATCTAGACGTAATGCATCAATATTGTTCTGAACATTGCCTTGATTGATTAGACCTGCCCCAAAGTTTGCTAAAGCTTCTTTGTTTCTTTTGTTTGTAATCATGTAATCAATAACGAATTGCAGAGCTTCTGAGGGGTCTTGAGCATTTACATCTGGAACATTTGTTACGCCAGAAGTTTTTAAAGCTTCAATTTTTCTTCTTACGTTATTTACAATCTTTTTTCTGTTCATCTTATCAAGCTTGATATCAAAATCATCTATATATTTTTTGGCAATCTTTTTGGCTTCAAGGTTAAGATCAATATCTTGATTAAGACGTTTTGCATCACTCGCTTTTTCTAATAATTCTGCATATGCTAGTCGATAGGCTTGGGCCCGGGTCTCTGTTTCCTCAAGAGCTTTTTCTGCAAGTTTTGCTTCTGGACTATACCCTAGCTCACCCACAAGGGTTGCTTGTGCGTTTTTAAACTTCTCATCTGTTATCTTATCAAGTTGAGCATCATAGTTTTCAAGATCCTGTTGGCTTAACAAATCTGCAACATTTTCAAGATCTTGATAGTCTGCTTGACCTGAATTAAGCTTTTCAACAAAAGTAATTACATTTGGATTATTAAAATCACTCCTTGCCCGTAGCCCACCTTTAAGGTCTGCAAGTTTCTTCTGCATAGCTGGGACCTTACTTGGGTCGAGCTTATTCATCTCTTCAATCTGTTTCAGAGCATTAGTAACATCGGCTAACCCATTGTTTCCAATACCATATAAGAATTTATTAAACTGTCTGGTTACTGCATTAGCCTTGTTGGGCAGTTCTTTTTCAAGTCTTGTTTCTTCTAAGTTCTCTTCAGTTCGTATATCTCTAATCTCTGTTTTTATTTTAGCAAAAATGTCAGCCTTTCTTTCAAGATCAAACATGGGTGATTTGAGAAGTTTGTCTAAGGTTTCGTTCCCGGTTGTTTTGGGGTTATCTGGATCAAGCAGATCT